TCCACTCGTGCCATTTGTTCCATTTGACCCAGTCGCTCCTGCTAAGCCTTGCTCGCCAGAAGTTCCGCTAGTTCCATTTGAGCCAGTCGCTCCATTCGTGCCGCTTTTTGTAAGCGCGCCTTGTATGGCATACCATTCATTTGAGTCTGTTGCTGATCCATAGCTTTCTAAAATCATAAAACCAAGCGAAGGTGGTTCAATGTCTGCGCTGTTTATGTATCCGACCATATAGTTGTTAAGGTCTATGGCACCATTTGCGAATATAGTCCAAGGCTGGCCTGGTGGTATTAAATAAATGCTTGAAGTCGGGCCGTTAAATAAATATAGGTCTGTAAGAGAGAAAACCTCGCCTGGCCCTACAATGCTTGCCGTTCCAGATGCATATGTTCTGCTTATTTGATTTGCACCATTTATACCAGAAGTCCCGCTTGTTCCAGATGATCCATTCGCACCATTCACGCCAGAAGTCCCACTTGTTCCATTTGACCCAGATACGCCAGAAGATCCTTGCGCTCCTGATGTGCCAGAAGTCCCGCTTGATCCAGATACTCCCGAAGATCCTTGTGCTCCTGATGTGCCAGAAGTCCCGCTTGATCCAGATACTCCCGAAGATCCTTGTGCTCCTGATGTGCCAGAAGTTCCATTTACTCCGCTTGTTCCAGAAGTCCCGCTTGTGCCAATGGCAATCATTGAGGCTTTTGATACTCTTACAACTTCGCCGCTAGCATTTCTTGCCAACAAATCGTCTGTTATTGCGTCAAGAGCAGGCAGATTGCCGATAGATACGGTTCCTCCTGCCGAGATAGATAATCTAGTCGTTGCTGTTGATAGCGGACCAGTTCTAAAATCAATAGACTCGGCTATGATATGAGTTTTTTTATCGCTGTATAGGAATCCGCAGTTTCTTAAATAGTTGATATAGTATCCGCTATTTACATAGTTTAATGATATGCCGTTGGAATACCAGTCTGTTCCTTCTCCAAGAACGGCTATGCTCGCTAGGGCTCCATTGCCTCCATTTACATTTTTTGCGATATATCCAATACTGCCATTTGTGCTTTTTTCTATTAAAAATCCATTTGTTGATGAAGTAGCAGATAGTCTAGTGCCTTGATATGAGTCGATAGTATATTGCGATAAGACGCCAGATGCTGCTAGATTTGCGAGTATAAAGTCTATGTTGGCGTTTAGCTCTGCGATAGCCGCGTTTATCAATATGTTGTTTGAGTTGTAGTCGGATAAGCTAACAAGGTTATCGAGAGCCGATTGAAGTCCTGCTACATCGCTTATTTGGAATGGCGGCTGCGCGAGGCTGTCGATTGCGCTTTGTATAGCCAATATGTCGGATTCTAAACTTGTTGAGATTGAAGATAGCTCGGCAAAGTTGTCGTTGCATATAATCATCGCGTCCCTCAGCTTATCGCCTAGTCCGTCGTTCGGTGTTGATACATTTATATTTGTCATTATAGATTTCCTATGATTTCGTATAGCTCTGCTATGGCCGCAGATTGAGACGCAATAATAGCGTTCATCGAGCTTATTGTTATATTCTGGTTTGATATGAGAGTATTTAGCGACATTATCTGCCCGTTTATAGAGGTTATGCTGGCATCTTGCGTCGTATTTTTTGCTTCAACAGCGTCCATTCTAGTATCTAGGCCTGATATGGATGAGTTTAATCCTATAACGGCAGCATCTAGGTCATCGAAAATCTCTACAAAGTTTGCGTTTGTTATGATAAAGGCTTCTCTCAATACATCGCCAGTGCCGTCATTTGGCACCGTGCCTACTTGAACTTGTGTCATTTCTTATCTTCTTCTTTTTTGTCTTCCTTCTCCTTTTCGAGCTTGATGATATAAAGATCTAGCTTGCTTAGCCACTCTTTTTTTATCTTGTATTCTCCTCTTTTCTTATTCATATTTAAGACAGATTTTTATGTTTTGTTTTTAGCATCTTCTTGTTCTAGGCAAAATCCATCCGCCAACATTTACTATTCTATCGCTAGACTTTATTCCATCATCGTATTCTGGTATTGAAGCACCATTTACTTTTATCCAATCGCGATAGTCTCTCTCATAGTCTCTATAAAGAGCCCTTGATGCCTGAGCCAAATAATCAACCTCTTCTTTTGATATAGAGTCTGCGTCTGGCGTCTTTGACTTGGTTATACCATTGTTTGATACAAGGTAAGCCCCAGAGCGAAGAAAAATGTCCGACGAGCCATGGATAAGCATTGGTTTAAGATAGTCGTTGTATAGCGTTAAATATAAGCCAGATAGGCCAGCAGCTCCACCGCCAGCAAGATAGTCATTCGTTATCTTTGTATATAGCGGTATGCCTAGGAGCTTTCTTATCATAGTCTCTTGGCATGCTTTTATAGAAGGCAAGAGCCTGTCTATATCAACATTTCCGCCAATGATTGTGTTTTTTGAGACATCGTTCGTTTGTAGTAATATAATAGCCATGTTTTTTTATTTATTTTAATGAGCCTCCTCGTGAGTATCTTACGCCATCTAAAAGTTGATTTACTGCTGCGCCAACGCTAGGCGTTTTTCCAACATACCAACTTCCCCATCTGTTTTCGCCAGCCGTTCTGCATATACCAGCACCATTTAGCACTTCTTGGAATAAGGCAAAGTCTATATCGTAATAAGTATATATATCGCCTGAATGGAACTGAATAGTCATTTCGCTAGTCTCGTCTTGATATAAAATCTTTTTTACATTTGACGAGTTTGGCGATCCTCGCCACTTTTTTAGTTCTACATTTGTATATTCGTCGAACTCTTCTTTTGATAGTATCGCAGGAGCAACAACAGGTTCAACAACAGGTTCAATAGGCTCTTCTTTTACAATAAGCTCGGCAAAATCCTTAAAGTATAGCTCTACTTCTGCGCCGCCATAAGAAAGAATGTTTTCTAATCCATCAATAAAGATTTCTCTTGTAGGCTTTATCTGGCTTCTATATAAAGTTTTTAGTGCTACGGTCATCTCGTCTGCGTTATTGCCGAGTCCGCCGCCGTCTTTTACTCCGAACAAGATAGGATTTACGACTTTATGTGCCATTAAAATCTTGTCTCTTGCTTCGTTTGATAGCCATTCGTATTGATTGTAAGCGTCGGCTATGATGATTTGCTCTACCGTAGTCGCGTTTTCTTTGTTGTCTTGAACTGATATGATAACCGTTCCAGCATTTGACGATCCAGTAGTCTTTGCCAATATGCTTCTCTCTGCTTCTTCTTGGTCTTCTGGCGTCTCAAATCCTTGGTTGATGTTTATTATTGTTCCAGCAGAAAACTTGTTCTTTACATGCGAGTTGTAGAAGTTTGATAACTCTTCTTCTAGGTCGCAATACTGTAAGGCTGATTGATAGTCAGGCAATGAATATATTGGCTCGCAAGAAGGAGTTCTTACAAATGCGATTTCGCTTTCTGCACCAGAAGTAGTTCCGTATGCTGGCACTAGCTTTGGTCTATATTGCGTTTGGTATCTCCAATCAAAACAATACCAAAAGTTTTCTATCTCGTCTGTAATCTCTGGTGGCCTATTTACTGCGATTTGCTTTACAGGAATATGATATAGTTTGGCTACGCTTTTCTTGTCTTTTGTATATACGACTTGAAGAGTATATTGGCCGTGCATTTTAAGGTCTTTTATCGCGAGCCTTACATCGTTCTTTGAGATGATTTTGCTTATATCAATGTTGCCATCTAATCCTTCGCCATAGATATACGAGCAATAAGCATCGATGACGGCGTTGTTTGTAGGCGAACCAATATATCTTTCTTCAACATACTGGTAGTAGCTGTTGTCCCTTCCGTGAGTTAAGTATTTTCCTGTGTTTGTAAGGACTATTCTCTCGTCGGGCCTTACATAGTTGTTTAGCGAGTGTGCTTGTATCTTTTTCATTTTCTAGTTTATATTTGTATGACATTGTTCGTCGTCGTGCTAAAACGATAGTTTTGTAAGTCTCCGCTGGTTGTAACATATGCTTTTGTGCGATATATGATAGTCTCGTCGGTTTTTCTTACCGTAACTTCATAGTTTTCGCCATCCTTGAATCCAAAGTTTTGATAGTATATTCTCATCTTGCCGTTGAATATAGTAGTTTGGCTTAATACTCTCGTAGTGATTTGAGTAAGTTCGTTCCAAAAGTCAATATATACTTCGTCAGGATACTCGGCCGGTATAATCTCCATAAATAAAGAGCTTGTTCCACCAGTAGTCATATCCACCGTTATTAAAGTGCTATCAACAGATATGATAGTCGTATCTACGGTGAATGATAAAAACCCTATATCTTCTACATTGATAATCTTCATTTTCTTCCTTTTATTTTAAGACAGACTTTTTAGTTTTTGTTTTTAATATGGGAACGCTGCTGCGCCTTGGGGCTCGCGCTACGATAAGAATGTGGTGGTTCCAAATCTAGTATAGATATATAATATATACTATATCACTCTATTCTCCCTCGCTTTTAGTCATTCATAATAATATAGATATATAATATATACTATATCACTCTATTCTCCCTCGCTTTTAAGTGCCGAGCGGCCATCAGGCCAGCGGGTCTAAAATATATTTGGTAGATTGATATAGAATGACTATATTTGCTCTATAAACAATCCATGCTTGCGAAAAGCGGCTTTGAGAAGCGAATATATACTATAACAAAAAAAAACAACAAACATTATGAAGAAGAACAAGCAACCAAAACAGACAACAGTTGAAGTCCCAGCGACGACAGAAAAGCACTACATGAAGATATACCCAAATGTATATGCTATGTTCCTGAATCCAAATCAAATGGACCTATACATAGGCCACCTAAACAACAAGATGCTATCGGCAGTAGATGACGAGCAATACGAAGAGGCTGATATATACAGGAAAATCATATCATACTATACGAATGGCTATACCAAATGGGAGGCAGAATGGACCAAATATGCGCTAACTATGCCAAAGTCATTGGCATTCTTGGAGAATACATTCCCTAGCTAACCAGTCGGCCAAATTCGGCCAAAACGAAAAACCCATCCAAATGAATGGATGGGTCTTTCTCTCTGTTGTTCCGCCAGGAGCACCGAGTTTATATAGTCGCAGGAGATACCAACGCGTTTAGCGCCGTTACTGCTGCTGGTTCTAAATAGTAGATAGGCTCTTCTTCGGTCGCAACCGCTGTCAAAGTATATCCGTTTAATGAATCTAGTGTTCCACCTACTCCGTTTGTAGAGCTTACTTCACATCCGTGGTTTTTCCCTAAAAGGACCACTTGACCTGTGTTAAGTTCTACAAATACCAAAGGCCGCCCATATATCATCATCTTCACCTGGTATTCTTTAAGCTTATCGATTTTAGTCAAGATAAAGTTAAGAGTTTGGGTGAATAGAGTTGTTCCATTATCTCTTGAAGATGCTGAGGTTTGAGCCAAAGTATTTCCAGAGTTTTTAAGTTCGTATTTATAGACAACAGATAAGCTACCTAGTCCGCTAATGATATGTCCTGTATCAGTTGAAGAAGCAGTCATTCCGTAGTTTTCGTAGTTTGCTAAATATATTGCCTTGTAACCAGATACCGCGTTCTTGCATTCAAGCTCGAGCATCCCTTTTGTTATGTCGCATGCCATATTTATTTATTTATTTTTATATAAAGACGCCTGTTGCCAAGCGTCTTTTTTTAGTTTTTATTATGCTAAGTAAGCAACGATTTCTGGTCCGTAAGTATATCCTACTCCACCAGTGAATACCACTTTCGTTCTGATGTTGCCATCTAATCTGTCTTGGTCGTCTGATAAAAGCACTTCGTTTATATCTGATTGTAATCCAGTTAAGAATCCGATGTTTCTTACTCTATATACCAAGATAGTTTTTGCTGGCAATGAAGCAACGCTTTGTAGCGGCCATCCTGCGTAAGCTGGTTCTAGCTTGTCTGCGCCAGTATTGAATCCTTGTCCTGATAACGCTTGTGAAGCATATCTCGCAACATCGTTTGATACAACCCATACAAGGTCAGACTCTCCTTCGATTTGTGGCAATACGCTAGCATAAACTCTGTCTAGTTCAGCATAAACATTCGTTCTTGATAAAGAAGCAGAAGCAGTCAATAAAACAACTCCTGATGAAGCAGTTGCGAACTGTCTCAATAATCCGTCGAACTGATCGGTAGTTCCATTTCCATTCCAGATTTGGTAATCTACTTTTGCTGCCATGTTATCAACGATAGCTCCTAAAATAGCTGTTTGGAAGTCAGCAGGGATGTCGTTATTTGCAGCGAACAATCCTTGAACTTGACTTTGGAAGGTGGAGTAGAACTTATCTTTACATAGTTCGTGTTGGATTTGGTATTTTTTTACGATAACCTCTTTTTCAGTATATGCTACTGTTCCAGTTGGGTCCCATCCGCAAGCATAAGCAGATATATCGCCAGTGTAAGCGATTTTTGGCAAAAATCCCGATCCAATAACATTTGGAATAACGGTGATAAGCCCTTTGTTGATTGTGTCCGCTTTCTTAAAAGCAGCCACGAAAATCTCCCCAGCCAATACGCCAGAGTAGTTTGATGTTACATTTAATGTTGTAGCCATGTTTTTTTATTTATTTTTTGTTTTTGTTTTCAGCCACTATTCTCGAAAGCCTCTCCATAGTAGTTTCTTTTGCGCTTGTCTTAGCCTCGTTCGCGCCTAGTTTGATAGCAGCAGGTTGTTTGCTTAGCTCTTCTACTTGCGCCGTCAATACGACATTCTGATTTAAGACATCTTGAAGCTGTTTTGTTATATTTTCAATAAGTGCTTTGTAGTCGATAGCATCTGCTGGCATACCTTCAACCGTAGATTCTATAATGTCTTCTACGATAGACTCAACCGCGTCCGACGCAATCTCTTCTTCAATAACTGCTGCTTCAACTGGTGTCTCAACTGGTGCTTCTGTTGGCACCTCTTCTTCAACTGCCAATGCTTCTTCAACCTCTAAAACTTCTTCAACAACTGCTTCTGCCGAGATGATAAGTCCTGCCGCGTCAGTCATAATGGTCTTGCCTTCTACAACAAGCTCTGCGTTCGCGTATGGCAATGCGCCAGCCCCGTCATTTCTATCCAATGTAAGGACTTCTCCTACTGAATAAGTCTCTGCGAATAAAATGCCCTCTGGCGTCTCTACGCTGCCTAGGTTTGTTTCAGCTGTAAGCTTGCTAACAATCCTGCTTAGTTCTTTTAATAAGTTCATTTGTTTTTTATTTTTTTTTGTTATACTCATCTCTACCTTCTTCATATTTAATATGCTATCAATAGAGAATCCTCTGACTTTATTGGCCTTTATTAAGTCCCATGTGTCATTATCTTCAACATAAGCGCTTGCCATCCAGGTGCCTACTGGCAAATCTGTGAATCCAAGAGCGTTTGCTTTGTCGTTTTTAGTATCTTCGACTATCCAGCTTTCTACAAAAGTAAGGTTTTGTATAGCCGCGTTTTCGTCATGACCGATAGTAGAGTTGTGCTGATAGCCATTCTTCATAAAATCTTGGCTAAACATTCTTATCTCCTTCTCCTCGAATACTAGATTGTATTCTGTATTTGACGCTTTGTCAAATCTTAAAATCTTTTTGTTTGGAATAAGGACTGGTCCTGTTATCAATCTTTTTTCGCCCTCAATGGCAAGCTTAATCTCTTGCTCTTTTGATAAAGCAATAAAAAACTTCTCCATCGCAGGATCTTCTACTAGCGAGATAGCATAGACGCCTTCGCTTTCTTCTGGTTTATATACAACTTTGTATAGATCTAGGTTTTCCATATATTTAAGACATGATTTTTATTTTTGTTATATTTTTACAAGAAAGTCGCGTTCTTCTGTATGTTTCTATCAAGCGCTTGTTGAGTAGTCATATCGGTTCCAACAACATATGCCTTTACTGGCTGATTTTGCTGTTGAGCGATAGTGGCCGCTAGCTGATTTGACGAAGAACTGCCAACTATATTAAACTTTGCTTGTGGCGCAGCAGCTGCCGCAGCTCCGCCTGTATCTGCTCCGCCTCCGCCTACTTTTGACAAGGCTTTTGCAGTCGCCGCTATATTCGCCGCTATACCTAGACCAGTCGCTATATTATTCATTGCTATGATTGGCGCTGCTGATACTCCGCTCGTCAATATGGCTTGTGGAGTTGCGAGCGCTCCAATGTTTGCTTGGTTGTTTGAGATAATCATCTTACCAATGCCTATCGCGGAGTCGGCAATGATAGAAGCTCTCATTAAGTCTTTGCTATCTTCTGCGAATACTCCTAAAAGTCCTGCGGCAGATTCGGCTAAACCCATCTCGGCGCTCAACATATCTTGTTTATGTTGTATTCTTGCTTCGTCTTGAAGAGTAAGCTTGTCATACATATTTTGAGAGATTTCAACTTGCTTGTCTGCTGTGATTTGCGCGATGCCAATCCTTGCGTCCGAGTTTGCTTTTGCTAGTTCAGTTCCGGCCTGAGCTATATTTACTTCGGTGCTTAATGTTTTGTCGGCAATGGTGAATAGTTCGTTCTGAATCTTTTGTGCCTCTTCGGTTGTAAGGTTATTCATATCGACTCTATATCCAAAAAGCTGGTTTAGCTTCTCTTGGTATTTATCAATCTGTTCTTGCGAGAATATATTATCAACCATTCCTTGGTCGTTGGCTTCTTTAAGAACGCCGACTATTTCCTCAAATATGCCTTTGTTTGCTTTAAGCTCTTTTGCAAGATTTGTATATCCATTAAGGGTTTTTTCTAGGCCGCTTATCTCTTCTTCAATAGATCTTCTGAATATAGTTTCTCTCAGCTTGTATAAAGTATTTATATCTTCGTTTTTTTCAACAAAAAAGTCTAGGTCCTTTTTTCTCATAGAGTCGTCTTGTGCCATCTTATTGGTTAAAGTCATCTCTTCTCTTCGCAAATCGTTTATCTTGGCGTAGTTGTTCCTTTGTGCGTATGAAGACTTTATAGTAGCGTTTGCGATGACTTCTATCTTTTTAATCTCTTCGTTTAGCTGTGGATTTACTATATTCTCAAATCCTTCTTTCTTTATTTTAAGCTCTTTTGTAAGAGAATCTATCTTTTTGTCTATTTGCCTTTGCTCGGCGCTAGCAGCATATTGTCTTTGGTTGTTTAGTTCTTCAAGCTTATTTTCGCTTTCTAAAATGTTTTTTTGCGATGCTTTATATAGGTCGAATATAGTTTTTAGCTTGTCATATATCTCGCCATACTTTCCAGCGTCAAGCGCATTTACTCCATCGTTTATTTTCTCAAACTCTGCTAGCAAAGATTGTAGTTCCTTTATGTTTAGCTCTGATCTGTTTTTAATAAAAGCAATAAGCTTATCATTTAGCTTCTTTTCGTCTTCAAGCCTTTTTTCTCTTACTCTTGTCTCTTCTTTGTAAAAAGTTGTAAGCGCTGCGGTCTCTGCTTTATATTTTTCATTTTCTAGCGAAGTTACTTCGCCTTGTAGCTTTATATATTCTTCGGTATTTCCATTCCTATCATATTCGACTGCGGCTAGCTTAGCAGCCACTTGTATTTGTGCTTCTAAACTTTTTACCAATGCCACCGAGTTTTTAATGGCAATCTCATATTGCTTTTCGTCGCTTTCTCCTCTTGCCGCCGATATAGCAGCCAGTCTCTCATTTGTTAAAATCTCTCTATCCTTAAAAAAAATCAAATCTTCATATTGTGCCGTAAGCTTCTCCATTGCGGCAGTAGAACCATCAATGACTCCGATCCATTTATCCCAGTTCGTTACAAGTTCTAGCAAAATGATTGCCAATGCTCCAATACCAGTTGCGATGATTGCGCCTCTCAATCCTCTTAATGATATGCCAGTCATCTCAATGGCTTCAATGGCGTCCTTAAAGTCCATTGCAAGACCGCCAGTCGCAGCGCCAAGCAGACCCATAGCGCCGCCATTCTCTAAAACTCCTTTTTTATTATGTTCTAGCGATTTTGTATGTGCGTCAGTAGATTTTGTAATCTTCTCCATACCCTGAGCTGTTTTGTCAAGGTTGTTGTTCTCAACATTTACATCTATGTTTATGGTCTTGTTTATATCCGCCATTATCTAGTTATTTTTTTTATCCATTCAACGAATGTGCTTGGCATCTCGTATTTTCCCGTAGCTATATCTATAAGCTCTGTGCCCGACCATTTGCCTAAAAAAAGCATTGCCATTATATCTCTCATACATTTAAGACAGATTTTTATGTTTTGTTAAGGTGCCTCGCCAAGCCCTCTTTGAGTCAATAATATAGAATATGCCTCTGTTCCGACCCATATGTTTATAGTCATCACTCTATATTCATATACTTCTGGTGG